TATGCCTTTAGGTCATATGGATATGAATACATTTAAAAAAATTGTGGATAATGCAAAAGGGATTGAAGAAATTATTTTTAATGGCGCATATGGTGATCCTTTAATGAATCCAAATTTGCCATTTGCTTTACAATATGCAAGGAAATTAAAATGCAAAATAATGATACACACTAATGGTGGTATTGGCAAACCAAATTTGTATAGAATGATTGCACAAGAATTACAAAATTTTCCACAAGGCGTAATTACTTTCAGCATTGACGGATTAGAAGATACTAATCATTTATACAGGCGTCATGTTGTTTGGAAAAATGTAATGGACAATGCCAAAGCATTTATTGATGCTGGAGGATTAGCAAGATGGCGTATGCTTGTATTTGATCATAACAAACATCAGATAGAACAGTGTGAACAATTAAGCAAAGATATGGGTTTTGTAGTATTTGACATTAATGGCGGTTATACATTTACTGCAATGGATAGTATTGTATCAGAAGCAGTTGAACAATTTAAAGCAACTAAAAAAGAACAAGCACGTACTGTAAAATACGATAAAAAACATTTAGACAATGTAGCACGTTTAGAAAAAGTATTAGAAGTAGGTCTTGACAAAGGTTGTATAAATTGTAAATGGCAACGTAAACAAAAAATACAAATAAGTCATACAGGAGAAGTTTTTCCGTGTTGCTATTTGTTAAGTGACCGTTATGCTAAAAATCCAGACAGTCCTTATGCTAAAGAGTGTAATAGTATTGAATGGCCAAATGTAAATGATATGAGCCTGCAACAGATAGTTGAAAGTGATATCCTAACACAACCTAAAGATAATAGATTTAAAATTTGTGAGGTAACTTGCGGTGAAGTGTAAATATTTAGATCATCAAGTTTGTATTCGTACATCAGGTGAATTCCGTTTGTGTTGTGTAAGTAGAGAACCATCTAATGAAGAAAACATTCAAACACACACGATAGAAGAATGGCGACAAAGTAAAGTCTATACAGATGCCGTAAACAAGTTTGCAAATAATGAATGGCCAGATGCTTGTATCAAATGTAAAATACAAGAAGAAGCAGGTGAGCAAAGTCAACGTAACAGACCAAGACAATACGGACCAGGCATAAGTCATCTTGATTTACGTTTTGGAAACAACTGTAATTTAAAATGTGTAATGTGCTATCCTGGAAGTTCAAGTTCATTAAACCACGACCATAAAGATTTGAAAGCACAAGGCTTTGATTCTCCATGGGGTGATATGGAATTTGAAAACTATGATTGGTACACAGACGAACGTGGTGATTATCTTGCAAGTTTGCCAGAACTTAGAGAAGTATATTTAACAGGCGGTGAACCTATGATGGTCAGAGGTTTACATAAGTTTTTAACCAAGTTAGATAGCAGTGTAGAAGTAAGGTTTAATACTAATGCTACAATTATAAATCCTAACATATATGAAGAACTAAAACGTTTTGAAAGTGTTAATATGTGTTTTAGCATAGACGGAATAGGAAAAGTAAATGATTACATACGTTGGGGCAGTGACTGGAACACTATTGAAACAAATATGTTACGTTGGGCAGAATTTGTAAAACATAAAAGTTTAGGTCCGACTATTCAGGTTATGAACTTACACGACTATAACAATATAACTGCATGGGCAAAATCAAATGATTTTAAAATGTTCGATAACCTGTTACTAAATCCTGCATACTTTGATACAAAAAATGCTCCCGACAGTATTAAAAAGTATGCTCCGCAACAATTTAAATATTGGGTGGATCAACCTGCAGATCAAATACAACAAAATGCATTTAGACATTGGGTAAGTACCTTTGACAAATTTAGAAATATCAGTATCAAAGATTACATACCAGAAGTGGCAGACGCTTATGGAATTAGTTAAAACAAATAAAGAAAAGCAACGCAGAGTTTTAAAAGGTCACGGCTTTTATCGTAAAGAATGGTCTTTTGAAAATCGTGACTACTTTGAAGAACATTTAGATATAATGGAGGAGATACGTCCTAATTATATTTTAAATAGTGGCTGTGGCAACGGTGTTATGTTTTTAGATGTAAAAGAAATACCTGGCACACCTGCAAGTAAATTTGAACATACAGATGAATTTATAAAAAAGATTTATAATTTTTGTTTAAAGAATATTCAAGAAACGCAACCTTATGCACACGGAGATTGGGTTTTAAGTAATATTATTATAGACGGAGACAAAATTGAAATGGTGGATTGGGACAATGTTGGCATTTACCAACCATCAGTAGTATTAGATAAAATGCATAGCGATTTGCGTTCAGCATTTGGGGAAAGGTTTGATGAAGTACTATTCAAAGATTAATATTGATTATGATAAACAGCAATTATTAGATATTGCTGATAAATTTATGCACCTTGCAAAAGACGGCTTTACTGATAGCAAAGGCAACTATGTGACTTATAGCAGTGTTGCAGAACGTTTAGGTGCAAACAGTTATAGTGTTGAAAGTTTATATTTTAAAGATATGCCAGAAGACTTTAAACACTTAAAAATTTTTAGTGACATTGCAAAAATATTTAAAAGAGATTTAGACAATGTATATGAGTTTGCACAATACTTTATTATTGAAGGTTCGCTTTCTCCACACGTAGATAAACGCACTGCCGCATTTACTATTCCTCTTAGAGGTGTAGATACTCCAGTAGTTTGGTATGATGATAACAATAACATTTTGGACAGTTATCTATATGAAGGTCCTACTGTAATTGATACTAATACTAAACACGGTGCTGAAGATAATAAGCACCAAAGACTGCATTTCCAAATAGGCGGATTTACCAAACCATTTTCCGAAATATTAGAGGATTTATAATGAAATGTTTTGCACCTTGGCACAGTATTTTGGTACGGTTCAACGGGGATATTGTACCCGACGGAGTGTACACAAATCGCTATGGCAACGTGCTTAAATCGTCTTTAAACACCGTCTTAAACAGCATTACAGCGTCATACACAAAGGATATTATCCGTAGTGGAGTGTTACCACCAGAGTGCCAACAATGTGCTTTAAAAGAAGCCGCAGTAGGTCATAGCAGAAGACTATTCTTCCGTGATATTTTGAATCCGATGTTAGAAAATACCAATTATGACTACACCAAAAACTTCCATGACATTATGTTTTTGGAATTTAATATGAGTAATATTTGTAATTTGAAATGTCGTATGTGTGACGGAATCAATTCAAGTGCATGGGTCAAAGATGATATAAAACTTGCCAAAAACGGAAACCCATATTTTAGAAGAATTGATAATGAAGAATTTGGTTACACAAATAAAAGCGAACAGATTATAGAAAGATTATTTGAAGATCCTACACCATTTATGAATCTTCGTTATCTAAGTATAAAAGGCGGAGAGCCTTACATGGAACCTGCTAACAAAACAATACTTAAAAAATTTATAGACTTAGGAGTTGCAAAAAATGTTACACTTGACTGGACAACTAATGGTACAATCGTTGATAAAGAAATACAGGAACTTGCAAAACATTATGGCGAAACTAAATGGACAGTAAGTTTAGAAGGCACTGGTGGTTTATACGAATACATAAGAGGCGGAAAGAATTTTACATTCAAACAACTAAATGAAAATATTAACCAATACGATTTTGATAGAATCATTATTGCAGTAACAGTAATGGCATATAATATTGCTCATTTAGGAAAAATACAACAATGGTATGATGAAAATAAAAAAGATAATTGGGAAATATATTTTAACAACGTTGTGGCACAACCTGCCTATCTTAATCCAAGAATTTTACCAAACGACATATTACAAAAAATAGACTATAAACTGCCTAACATAAATTATACACAAGATGATTTTTTAAGTAAACACGTAAACTTGTTTGTAAATTACACAAAAGATTTAGATAAAATACGTAACACAAACGTAATAGATTATTGTCCTGAACTTAAAGATCTGTTTGTATAGGATCTACTGCAATATAGTGAAAGTTCATATCACGTGGACTATCAATTACCCATTTAACAAGTTTTCCAGCATCTACTAAACTAATTTTATGTACATTGCTTTTTTGTATTTTGTACTTACTTGCTAATTGTCCAAATGCAATATTTGTAATTCTAATTTTACTTGTACCCCAACAAACATTTTTGCATAATTCTTTTGCAGTTTTATCTAATGCTGTTTTGTTTTTTACATAATTTTCTTGACTGAACTCTGGAAAGTTCTCAGGAGCATCTAAAGGTTTAGTTGTGTCAGCAACTTTATGCCAATATGAACTTGTACTGCTTATGTTTATAATATGCTCACCTTGAAATACTGGATACAGTTTGTTTAGTAATGTTACTTGTTCTCCACCAGGACCATATTGACTGTTTATAAAAACATTATAGTCTTTGACATGATCTACAATAGCATCTAAGTCAGTCATATCCCAACCGTTATACCTGCCAATAAATTCTACAAAGTTATGATTGTATGCTTCGTATATTCCTTTGCACAAACCTTCATAGTTTGGATTTCCTGTCACTGCTATCTTCATTCTTCTTTCCTTATGTATATGTCACTCAAACAACTACAAACACTTTTACCACACACTATAGGTTCTGTTGGTAACTTGTATCTTTCTAAGTTGCCTAATGCTCCACCGTATTGGCAATCTGCTCTATACAAATTACCCCACATATCTATATTTACTCCGTCAATACCTGCCCAACATTTCCAATTCATAAAATAATTTCCTTCTCTCAGAATTAGATCATTTGCTGTTGTAGGCATACCATTGAAAAGCAATTCTCCTCTATGTAAATTTTCAAAATTTAATTCTCTTGAGTATGGCCAATCTTTAATTAATTCTTTTTGTTTAGCGTCATACTGCACTACTTTATTTGTAATATGATCGCCACTTGTTTTATCCACAATAACTTTTGCTTCAACAGTTAAGTTCGCACTACCGTTGTATAAACGTTCTGCTATTGTACACATATCATCAAATTTATCTGGTACTAACATTAAATGAATAGCAACAGGACATTTTACACTGTTTGCTATTTCAATAAAATGATCAACATCTGCATATTGCGGATGATAAGAAATTATAAATCCATCTGTATAGTTACTAATTTCTTTGTAATATTTTACACGTTGACTGCCGTTAGTAATAAAACTAAAATAGTGTCCTTGTTTTTTTACAAGTTTTGCAAGATCTAAAAAATGTTTCCAGTATGTAGGTTCACCACCACTTAACCTATAACACATAGTTTTGTTTACTTTTAAATTTTCAACAAAATGTTTTACGGTTTCCCATTTAGGTTGGCCAGTAGTTCCGTTGTGTAATATATCAGGACAATACTCACAGCGATAGTTACACTTGTTAGACAGTGTCCAACTTACAAGGAACCAATCCTGTTTAGTAATATCTTGATATTCTAACTTCATAATAATTCTTTAAACTGCTCCATAGAGTTTGCACTCATAGTAGGTATGTAACTTGGATCACGAGCAACATCTAATAGTAAAACTACTCTTGTGTCATTACCTCTATTGTAAGCAATATGTTCAATAGTATCATCGAACAAAAAACCTTGTCCTCTTTGCCATTCATACTTTTTATCACCTACAATCAATGCACTGTTTTTTGCTTCATGTATGCAAATATGTGCCTTCCAAATATATTCAGCAAATCCTTTGTGTCCACTGTGTGGTGTTATTTCAACACCTGGACGCAAAATACTAAACATAGCACCAACAATTAAATCTTGATCTAATAAATCCTTTATTGGAGTATCAAACACCTGTTTCTTAATAGTTTCTCCATCTTTAACATACGTGGCTTTCAAAGGAATGAAATCCCAGTTGCCATTATAAATTGTTCCGTCCGGAAACGTGTATGTATTATTCGCAAGTTGATTATAAGTTGATTCAACATCTGCAAATCGTGTTACAAAACTATCTACTACTTTAGTCGGCCAAATGCCCATTGTCTTTCCTCGCACCACCAACACTGACCGCAATGATCCATTCCTGGATCAGGCAAATCATTATCACGTGGATAATATTCACAACTGTATGTTAAAGGAAACAAACTTTCTAACAGTTTGTGTTTTTTATACAGAGTTGCTATTGATTGTTTATTATGTATTTTCCAAGGTGTGTAAACCCAACCGTATCCTTCTTTACGAGCATCATATAACTCTATAGGAGCAGGAGCATCTCTTGATTTATCTCTTGGAGAATTTCTTGTATCGAAATCTTTTAAAATATTCATAGGTGGATTTGCTGTCACACCTATTTGAATTACACTTGCATCTATACCTACTTTTTTAACCATATCTCCTAACACATGAGGCCCATTAGGTTTATCTCCTTCGCAATGAACTATATGATGTATAAGGTTATGCTTACCTGTTAACTTTACAATTTTATTGATTACATTAGTAACCGCAACTATATTTTTATTTTCTAATGGATTGTTTGCTAAAGTAAACACATGAACAGGATCATCACTATGCAACAGTGTAAAATATAGCATTAATGAACTGTCAGTACCTCCACTGCACAATAAAGCAAGAGGTCCTGGATATATTTTAAACCATATATCGTTATATGCGTGTGGCACTGCACCTTCTGGTGGTTTCATTATTTGTATGCTCTTTATCGGCTCCATCGTTCATCCAATTGTTTTAATGTATCAGGCACTGCTTTGAAATACTCTTCGTCAGCATTTATAGGCAAACAGAATCTAAAAAAGTGTCCGTGTTTTTTTAATAAAAAGAATGTGCCATAATTACCAATGATATCAAAGTCTGCTTTTTTAAAATATTCTTTAGCAGTTGACACAATAGTATATACATTGTTCATATAATTTTCTTTTTCCAATACTAAAATATATTCAAGCATACTTAAAATACCAGACAAACAAAAACTGTATGTATGACCATGCAACCATTCCTTATCCTGTAACTGCTGATGTATCTTGTTGTTGTGCATACTAATTGCTAACGGAAAGAAACCACCTGTAATTGCTTTGCCCATTACAAATATATCAGGCTCTACAGGCAAGTTATCGAATCCAAAAAATGTTCCTGTTTTTCCACCGCCCATGAAAATATCATCTATAATTATTAACACATCATTTTCTTTTTGTATGCGATTTATTTTTTCCCAAAAATCTTTACTGTATGGTTCAACTGTTTGATAATGGGGACAAGTTTCAATTATGATACAACTTACGTCCGACCAGTCTATGTCTTCTTGTAATGTTGGTGATGTTTTAATTACATCTTGGTAAGGATTCATACCATAGTATGCACCTTCTAATCCAACATCTCCACAACTTAATGTTAATAATGTTGCACCATGATAAGCATCGTCAAAACTTACGATCTTTTTACGAGTGTTTCCTTTACTTTCATGATAGGCAAAGGCTACTTTAATTGCAACTTCTACTGCATCACTACCTGATAAAGTATATATAGGTCTATATCCATTACTCATTTCGTAAAGTTTATCTGCTAATTCAATATGAGGACCATTTAGTGTTGGTTCAAATGCTTTGAATACATTATCGCCTGGCTCTGGTTTATACTGTTTTAGTTCATCACACACTTTATCTACAATACCATGATCATCATATGCTAAAGGATATGCTGTATAATGCAAAGTAGTATCTACAACTTTAACACCATTTCTAATAGTACCAAACTTCCAATGTTTAGTATCTACATCTACTTCAGTTTGCTGTCCTAAAATTAATCCTTTATATTGCATTGCCTAACTCCGGAAATGTTTTTCTAAAATTTGTACCTCTTGTAATATCAAGTGTTTCTAAATAGTTTTTTGTTTGCGGTAACTTGTCTGACCAATCCTCTGCCATCATGTAATCTATCAATCCTAACCATCTACGTTTACCCATAGGACTGTTGTTCCAATCAGTGTTAAATTTTTGCCTATCTACAAAAGTTTCTATTTTCTTTTTAGTAAATTCTTTTAACTCCTTTGGTAGGACTCTTACATTTAAGTAACTTGGAAAGTAAACAAGATGAGTGCTAATTAATCCGCCACCGAAAGGCATACTGTTAATTTTTTTAAACTTATTATCTGCTTTCCATTCTGCTAATTCATCTAAGTACGGTGCATTTAATAATTGTACTGCCGCCGCAACATTGACTCTTGTGTTTGCTCCGCTCTCATCTAATAATTTAATATTATCTGCAATTTGTTTCCATTGACTTGGATATCTGATATAATCATTCTTAGGACCATATGCATCAATACTAAAATTAAATGTAACTTCTTTAAAATGTTTCCACAGGCCAAACAGTTTATCCTCTAATACAGTTCCGTTTGAATTATATCTAATACAACAGTCTTTTGCAAATCCTTCATCAACCATAAACTGTAAAATGTTGTAGTGTTCAGGAATCATTAAAGGTTCACCGCCTGCAAAGTACAATTCTTTGATATGCTGTGCTTGGTCCTTCATTGAATCAATAAATGTTCCTTTTTTATACCAAGTATAATCAAAGTTTTCATCCCAACCTTGATCACGTTTTAAATCTTCATTAGTATATTTAGGATACATTAGTTTCCATTCTTTAATCCAACTTGAACTATCATGTGGTGAACACATTACACATTTCAAATTACAAACGTTACCTAAACGTAAATCAAAGTAAGGAATATTTACAGGTACATTTCCTTGTTCGTCAGTTTGTGCAACAATACTATCTATGTCTAATCTTTGATTCCAAACTTCTGTTTCCCATTGACGTTTACTTACAATGCCTTTCGATTCTTCATAAAAACATTTACGACAACTTTCTGGAATCTCATCATTAAGCATTTGCAGTCTTGTCCTACGCATATGCTCACTATTCCATACTTCTTCAATTGTATGGTCACGTAGATTCATTGCTACGCCATCTTTTTTTACAAGACCTGCTGTCTTGTTATCTTCTTTACCTGCACCGCTGGCATTTGCTGTACAACAAACTCTAACATCGCCGTTAGGTCGTGTTGCTAAATGTATCCAAGGCAACGGGCAAAATGTTTTACTCATGTGCTAATACCTCAAACTGACTATTCAGTTTATCAAACTTTCCACACTGCTTACTACATTCTTTTAGACCACAAGTGCTCCAAGTCTTTTCTATTTTGTTAAAAAAGTTAGATTCAAAAATATTTTTTAGTGTAGTTTTGTGTAAATTTGGAAATACTTTTATCTTAGTCATATAATCTATTTTGTTAGGAGCATATTGTGGCACCCAATCAAAATCTAACCAACAGCACGGACTTACATTACCGTTTGCGCCTACATAAATTTGACTACCTTCTTTTGCCTTACAACTAATTTGCGGTAATGACTCTTTGATTGCATCTATTACATTTGCTGTATTCTCGACACTTTTAGAAGAAGGTTCAATAGTGTGTATTACATTATACTCGTCATCTATAACATCTAACTTGTTATCTTTAAATCTTGCAGTATGCTTTATACTAAAACCTTTGAAGCCTAAGTCTTTGCTTAATTGTTCACACTGTTCAATCTGATGCTCGTTATGTTTGAATACTAACATATCCCAACGTGCATCTCCTCCTGCTTCAATAAATGTTTTTGCATTTTTTATAATTCTATTAAAGTCTGTGCTTACTCTATACAATGAATGAGTATCTTCTAATCCATCTAAACCAAAAATGACTTTAACATTTGCTTTTGCAAGTTCCTGCCACCATTTTTCTGTGCGTCCACTTCCGTTAGTATGCATTTGTAAAGATATATCAGGATTTATTGCACGTAAAAAATTAAAAATTTCAACTGTATCTTTAGCAACAATAGGATCGCCTAAGTTTCCGCACATATTAAGAAACTTTAATCTTCTTACAAAGTCATGTGGGAACCATTCTACAAACATTTCTAAAGTAATTTCATCTAATGTAAGTGTGTCTAACAATGGTCCTCCGTTGACACGTCTTGGACACATTGGGCATCTTGCTTGACATTTAGATGTTACTTCTAAGTGTACCGAATCTACTTCTTCGTAAGTGTACATTACTTCTGATTTAACCTCTCTAAGGTTGCTTTTATTGTGTCATCATTAAGAGCAACATTTACAACCATCCAATAACTGTCTGTAAAACTACTATTGAATAGATAGTGCATTTTTAAAGTGTTTAAAAAATATAATCTTCCAGGTTCCCAATGTAGCGTTCTATCTTCAAGAACAAAATTAAAAGAAGGCGGATTAACATTTCTTAATGGCATTATCAATCTATAATCTACAGGTTCTCCTGTTGTGTAATTCCAATCCCTATGCGGAGGAAAAAAGCCTCCAGGACCAAATTTTAAAAAATGTGTTCTATAATAATGTGTGTCCCAAGGTTGTAATATATTTTTAATTTGATCATTCAGTACAGGTGTAGGTACATTAAAGTCGCTTTCAGCGTATTCTGTTTTGTTTTCTTTATTGTATTCATACAGACTATCTAAATCAGGTATGCCAGATAATCCTCCATCAAGACTTGTAATACTTAATCCCCATCTGTTGACATCTTTACGAGGATTGTATTTTACCCAATCGAATGTATCTGCCCAACTAACTAATTGTTCCGCATTAGTAGTAACATCTAACTCAATAAAATCTCCGTATTGTGTTAAAGTTTGATACATTATTTTACTCCTGAAATCATATATCTTGTGTACTTAGGTAATACCAGTTCTGCAACATCATAATCATTAGTACCAACAGACTCTGCTAATTCGTCTGCACTGTTTACACAGTTGACGTGTTCTTCAAGTTCTGTATAATTGTTACTCTGCATAACATACATAGTTCCTTTTGGTATGTTATTGAACCACTGTTGTAGTTTCTCTTTGTCCAGGTGTTCACAACTTGTATTAATCACAATGTCTGCACTGTACTTATCTGTACACATATCACCTGTTTTTGCAGTAAAACGTCCTTGCATTTCTTGATTTTTGTTAATTGTTTTTGCAGTTTCTTCTACACTTGGATCAATATCAACAGATGTAATACTGCCAATTTCTAAATTACTATTAAACAACAACGATGCTAATACTCCATTCCAACCGCCATGGATAACAATATTATATTTTTTTCTATAATCACACTGATACTCTAAATGTTTTACTAACATTTCTTTGCTTTGTAATTGTCCGCCCCAGAAACTTTCAAGTGTACGGTCTCTGTCTTCGCTGTTGCGAATAGCATCCATCCAAAACTTTATATCATTTATGTTTATTTTCATGCTTCTCCCAAAATATTTTTTGTTCCCATTTCATTATGATTTCATTTATTGTTTGCATAGGGTAGTTCTTGTGTACAAGTTCTGCTCTATACTCTTTTATTTCTTCTAACAGTTTTTCAACATCACTCATATTTTCTCCTTAGGTATTTTACTGTCTGCACTGCTTACACAGGTTGGTGTAATGCAAGGCATTGGTTTGTCAAATAATTTAAATCCGTCTGTCAAAGTACCTAATGGAGTATCATGGCAACTGTAACTACGTTTAACTTCGTTGCCTCTTATAATACAACTTTGATATCCACTATTACAACTCCAACCTTTAAATTTATTAAATCCAAAGGCATTTAATCTTTCTGCTTGATCTATTTCGTATTCTACTCCTTCAGCATCTTGTAACCTGACCTGCTTGTACTCTTGTTCACTTTCGTTTTGTAATATTTCTTTTTGCTGATCTGTATATCCGTCCACCACGAACGAAGCAGTAGGATCAGACTGAGGCTTAAGAGTAACGTGGAGACCACGATCGATAAATCTTTTACTTCTGGCATAATATTCCTCCCAAAGTTCTGGCACCATAACTTGATTGATAGTTATGAATACTCCTTCATCTTGCAAATACAAAAGTTTGTCTCCAAACTCTTTTTCATCGGCAAACTCCGCATGGAAACTTGCTGTGATACTTCTTCTATCCATTACATGAGTAATATCCAACCAACGTTTCCACCAAGTCTTTGCAGGACTACAATTACTTGTCATATGGATACTCAAGTATTCGCTTTTATAATCTTCATAGTGTTGTATTAATTTTAATAAATCTTTATATGCTGTAGGCTCACCACCACTAAAACTAAAATGAAATTTGTCATAGCCATTGGCTATTGCTTGTCGTTTAATCTCATCAATAGCATTTTTGTAAGTTTTTAAATCATAATAGTCTGGCTTGTCTGTATTTGCATATGGCCAACAATATGAACATTTGTAATTACAAAAACGACCAATTATCCAACTGACTGAAAATAGATTACTGTCAAGCATAGTCTTTTGACCAAGTTTAACAATATTATTAAATGGAATCTTTGTAGTCATCAAACTGCTCCTTCAACCATTTAAAGTCATTTATTTTGTATAACATTTCTTTGTCGTCTTTGTGTGCTTGTCCAAAGTGTCTGCCACATTGTGCGCCATGTATAGCATACTTGCCATGTTCTTGTTCAGCACCAACAGTACACCATGTATCTAATCTTTTTTCTGTTTCTTCGTCTACTTGACCTTTTATAACTTTACTTGAAAGTTTTGCACATTCTCTAAAACCACTTTTCCATGCACTCCAAGGATCAGTGTTGAATAAAGTAATATTTGATATTTCATCTACTGCTTTAAACTTATCACTGATACTTGTAGTCATGTCGGGTACGGTGACGTCCATTTGTAGTGTGAGTGTTCTCGGTAAGAGTTTGACACCACCGTACCCGTATTCCAAGCGGTTAACAGGATTTATACTGCGCCATACATGGACAGTATCTAAATCCCACTCGGAAACTTGATAATCAAATTGAAACCCTCTTGATAATTCTGCATCACCATCTACTACCCAAAACATTTTTGTAAAACATTTTTTAGCCGCGGCAATGTGTGCTTGGTGAATTCCTTCAACGTCTTTTACACGTTTAGCCATAGGAAACTGTTCTTTCAAAATTTCCCAATTATTGTCAGCATGAGGTTCATGATAACTTATAAAAACTATATCATACATTTTACTTTATCCTCTATCTGCTGTACTACCTGTTGATGTATTTCTTCTCC